CGGTTACGACAGGTAATGTGTTTAGGATTGAGTATGATGCGGCTCTTGCTGGGGCGGGTTTTGGTGCTATATCGGTAACGGAAGATGGCTCTGAAGTATGGGTGGTGGGTGAGGATGGCAACACTACAATAGCTGGAACAGCTCTTGGCACGAATGCTTTAACGCTTACTACGGGCGATTTAACTGTAACTGATGGTAATGTCAATATCACTACATCAACGGCTTCGGCGGCTGATATAGTTGACATTACAAGAGGCAATTCTGCTACAAATGGACACGCTATTGATATAGCAATGGGAACTGCGGCGATTGCTGGTAATGCACTGAACATCAACTTTGGTAATGGTGCATCTACTGGACACGCAATAGCCCTTACTTATTCTGGTGCTAATACAGGCGATGCTCTGAACCTGAATATGACAAGCAATGTTGCTGGTGGGGCATTAGTTGTAACTGGTGCTGGGACAAGAACGGATAGGTTAGTATCCTTAACGGATAGTTCTGGTGCAGCAGGCGCCGAGACAGTGTTTATTCAAAAAACAGCTGGCGCTGCGAGTATGATTTTACTCGACAACAATGGCGTTGCAGGTAGTGATACTCTTGAAATAGACCACGACGGTAATGTTACTGGTAGGGGTATCTACATTCACGGCGCAGCGTGGACTGGAACTGCAAGCGAGGGGTTGCTTGATATACAGACCTCAGGCACATCAATAAGCGCTGGCAAGGGTATAGTGCTTAACCTCGCCAATACGGGTCAGCACGCAGCAGCTATAGACGGTTCTGCATTAGACATAACTGACGCCGCTACGGCGCCAGGTGCGGGGACAAGCTATGCGGTCAGGATAGGTGCTACTAATATAGAGGCATTGCACGTTGATGTTGGGCAGTCGTTATTTGATGAGCTTGTTACTTTAGATGGCGGTGGACACTTAAACGATAATGACGGCTTAACGATAGGTAATGTTTCTGGCACACCAGACTTGAAGATATTCTCTGATGCTACAAATACGATAGTAAATGTTGCTTCAGGGGCAATGAAGGTTGGTGATGCTGATGGCACGACTAACTATACACAATTTGCGAATGCTACAGGCGCTATTACTTTTGTAGGAACTGCAAGACCTACCAAGAGTGAGTTTATACCTTATAATGTATTTACGTCTCACTCTGGCACACCAGCAATAGCGCAGGTAGGTGCAGGTATAGTTAGGGGTTGGGCTTTAGACGCTGATGGTGATGAAGCGATTGTATGCACATTTAGAGTGCCTGATAATATAGTTGCTGGGTCAACGGCGACTGCATATATTTACTGGGCGGCTAACGCTGTGGCAAATGACTGCCGTCTTGACTTAACAACGTTAGCAGTTTCTGAAAGCGGTGCATTGGCGGGGGCTGGAACGACTAACTCCGTTACTGATACTACTGACGGAACGGCTAATGACCTTAATATAACAGCTGGTATTACGACTGCGGCTTTGACTGCTGGGCAGTTACTTGCTGTGCAGGTAAATCGTGATGCTAATCATGCTGCTGATACATTAGCGGTAGATGCCGTTATAGTTGGTGTTAGGATTGACTATAGTGCGGGTAGTGTATAAAAAGTAAAAGAGTATTAGCTCTTTAGCAGAATTGGGCGGTTGCTAATACAGCCGCCTATGTTTTAATTTTTTAGGAGGTTAGTATGGTAGCAGGGACAATAGATGTTAGCAGAGAGGAAATCGAGAGATGTAAGCCGAAGTATGAGAGCGAGGAAGTAAGGACGGCAAATGTAATCAAGAATTTACGCAAACGTGCAAAACTGATTGAATATAGAGAGAAGGAATACGCTAAAGATATAGCAGACCTCAATGAAAAGATAGACCTTGCTACAACAAATGGGGAAGACGGGAAACGTAGAGCGATGGTAAAGAAAAGAGACGAACTTAATTACCTCTATGATGCGTGGAGAAAATTACAGGAGATGGGTATTCCTGTAAACGAACCTCCTAAGGTTGACCCTATAGCAGAAAAAGATAAGGAGATTGCACGGCTGACTAAAGAGTTGGAAAAGGTAAAAGCGAAGGATACAACCAATGTCAATGTCAATGCCAAATAGTTACCTTTATAGAGTTAAGGAATTGCCCGCAGGCGTGGGAATACCGCCTGATTTCGTTATGGCGGGCTTGCGGGCTATTGACCCAAGTTTTAATTTACTGTGGAATAACTTTGGTAAACGTTGGGAAGTATGGGATATGTCCGCATTTAAGAAGCCCTATATATTTACGGCATTTAATAGGTATCCTATATGGCAAGGGGAAGTTGAACGTATTCAACGGGTGGTGTATATAAATCGGGGGGGCGACCCGTTTAAGTGGGTAAAAAGAGAACAAGGTGCGGAGAAGGAAAAAAAGGATAGAAACTTTTCTAATGTATGTAAAGATATAGCTAATGATAATAGGCGTGAATTTTTAGGGGTATCTGGCAATCGTGTTCCTTTTGTATCAATGTCGATACCCTCAACTTCTACGAATATTAAAAGAAAGAATAAAAAAAATGGCAGATTTACAAACACTAATAACAAACGCAAGACGCAAGGCAAACCAGCCCTCAACGCAAGGGGCGGTAGATAATGATAGTGAGGTGGCTGTCTATTTGAATGAGGCGCAGGGGATATTATATCAGTCCATTGTTGACGCTGATGAGACATTTTTTGAAGAAATAGATACTTCGCTTGGATTTGTAGCAAGCCAAGAGGAATATACATTACCAGATGTTGTAAAAGACCGTAAAATTACCCTGATTGAAAGAACCGACACTACACCAGAAACGATATTATGGGCGATTAGAAGGTCTGAACGAAATTGGTGGTATAATGCTTCGTTTGTAGAAAGATGCTTTTTGAGAGGGAATATATTAGGATTGTCTCCTGCCCCGTCTTCTACGGTTGCTACTAATATTCAGATAACATATATACGTATGCTTGCGCCTATGCACTATGCTACGGCAGTAAGCGGGACAGCAAGTAATATAACATTTGCAAGTTCGTCCTCTATAACGGCGGGCAGTTTAACTATTTATCCACCTGCTTTATATGTAGGGGAAAAGATACGGATAATTTCAGGAACGGGGGTAGGGCAAGAGCGAACAATATCTGCTTATAATAGCTCTACTCGATTGGCAACTGTGAGTAGTAATTGGTCAACAACGCCAGACGCCACCTCTGTTTATAGCATTGTGTCAAGTATCCCAGAGGATTTTCATTATGTAATGGAATGGTATGCGGCAATGATTATAGCTGGCAAAATTCCCAATAAGGATAGAGCAGAATTTTGTGCAAAGATGTATGCTGACGGGATGGCGAAGCTAACAACATTTATCGAACGTCGTATAAAGTATGGCGGGGTTCACATATCGCAAGTAGCCGAAGATGACCAGTATTGAAAATTATGCCAGTATTTAAGATAGATAATTTTGAGGGCAGATTAAAGACGGCAAAGAATGCCACTGCATTGCAACTGAACGAAGCAATAGTATGCGAACAGGTGGACTATTTTGATGATGCGGGTGCATTAAAGCAGGGCGGTGGATTTGCTACCACATCTTATGCAAGTGGAACATCTATTACTGGGCTTGATAGGTTTTATGAGAGTTCAGGTATAAGGGAATTAACCGTTGTGGATGAAGCAACTGCAACATTATATCCGAGTTCAGGAAGTAATGGAACGCTTGCAGTTGGGGGGACAGCAAGGAAAAGGTTTGCGGGTGCTTATGATTTGAGGTTTGCAGTAGGGCAGGATATAGTGCCAAAAACTATTAAGGGATTGGGCAATCAATCATCTATTAGACGGATGGGATTTCAAGAGCCGTATTCTAATGACGGGACGGCTATATCTACTTACACCGCAGCGGCATTACCTGCGGATTCCACGCCAGCGTGGACAAAAGTAGGGACGCCTACAGAGAGCGTAGCAAGTAGTATTTTAACGACAGCACAAGGTTCATCGGGGATAGCGTATTACACAATAAATACTTCTGCTGTTTCGGGAACGTCATTTATACGAATAAGTGCTAATGTTAGTATTACTTCTGGTGGTATAAATAAGACAGCAACGAGAGCGCCTGCGTTTATGTTTATAGATGATGGTGCAAAGATATGCGTGTTGGCGATATATGATGACGCATTGTCAGTTGGGTATTTTAGTGGCGCTCCGTCTAACAGCAATTTCGTGGAATTGGCAAGCGTATATCCTCTAAAAAACAACGATGGCTATCATATTTATTCGTTATGGAAGGATGGTAATAATTCCGTTAAGGTATATAGGGATGGAGAATTAGCATTATATATTGCTTATTCTAAATTTGGTGCAACGCAGTCAGGTAAGAATGTAGGGTTTGGATTATCGACAACGTCCGCAATTACTGTTAAGTGGAAATATGACACTGCCAATAACTTTTTAGGGACATTAGAGGGTGGGGGTGCGAGTGCGGCCGTATTGGCAAGATATTCTCAACCTATGACGGCAGCGGTTGGTGCGGCGGGGGTATTGACGGGAACGTATTCTTATAAGGTTAGTTTTATATTTGAGGGTAATACATCAAGGGAATCGACAGCCAAGCCATCTAATGGAATTGCGACTGTAATATTGGCAAGCCAGCAGGGAAGTTTAAGTAATATTCCTACGGGGACGTCCAATGGCATATCTGGTGTAACTGCAAGGAATATTTACAGAACGAGGGCAGTAGATGCAACAAGATGGTATTATGTAGCAACGATAAATGATGATACTACGACAACGTATACAGATAATACTGCTGATGCAAGTTTAGAGTTGAGGGAAGCGCCTAATAATAATGGCACTTCTCCTCCCACGCAATATATTGCAATATGGAGAGACAGGTGTTTTACTGCACGTTCACGTTTAGGGCAGTCATATCTATATTATTCTGCTAATGCTGGAGATGAAGTTAGCGACAGTTCACTTAATACTGAGGTTCACGGAGCAAACGTAGAGATATTCCCTGATACGTTTTTTATGCGTGTAGGGGATAATAATACTCCTATAACGGGACTTGCAGTGTTTTTAGATATGCTTATCGTGATGAAGGATGATAAAATTTATACCGTTACTGGTTACACACCATCTAACTTTAGGTTGCGTCCTGTCGAAAGTGCTTACGGATGTTGCAGTGGAGACAGTGTGGCGGTGAGTGATTATATGTTTTTCGTTTCACGTAATAAATCGGCGGGGATTTATCGGTTTGATGGCGCTACCGTGAGGTGTATATCGGAAGATATAAATCCTACGATTTGGGATGATGTAACAACTAATCGAATGCAAAATGCAGTGGGTATTACATATAGAGGGCTTTACATTGTAAGTATAGAGACAAGTGCCGACACGCCATCCTCTAAAAACAATCGGTTATTTATATACGAATGGAAAACTAACTCGTGGAGTATAAATAAAAATGTTGGTGCTACACATTTCACTGCATTCGGCGGTGTAGATGATACGGGAGCATTGTATTTTGCACACAGTAATACTGGTGGAATATACCAGCTATTCAGTGGCAATACATTGGCAGGAACAGGAATATCTACAAAATGGCGAACAGGATGGTTACGTCCTATAGTTCAGGGGTTTAATGGTCGCCTTCAGATGAAAACTATAACCTTCTTGGTGCTTGCTACATCTAACGGAACTTTAACTGTTGACAGATATTATGATTTTCAATCGTCTGCTCAACGTAGTAATGCTACAGCGGTATTGACAAGTGGGTATTCAAAAAATGCCGATACTGTTATTGGTGATAGTAGAGGAGTGCGGAAATGGGAAGTAGTTTGTAATGCGTCAGAGGAACAATTCGATTATTTTAGTTTAGCTTTAACTATAACGGGCGCATCGAGTGGCTTTACTCTTTATAGTATAATATTTGATTTTGATTTAATAAAAGAATAGGAGAATTTTATGGGATTATTTGGAAGCAGCAAGAAAGGAAAGCTAAAACGTCAGTGGTTTCAAGACCCTACGCAGTATTATAATCGTGTATTTGCGCCGCTTGAAACGGCTGAACGTGAGGCGTCAGTTCGTGGTATTGAGCAGTCAGGTTACGAAACGGATGCGGCACGGCAGGCGGCGATTGCAAACTTACAGCAAAATCTTGAAAGCAGGGGAGTAGCCGCTGGCGGTATGCAAGGCGGAGTAGCAGAGAGAATGGGATTGCAGGGACAGAGGATGAAGAATCTTTATAGTCAAGGAGAGCGAGACAGGATAGCCAGATTGATAGGTGCTATGAGAGCCCAAGCAGGCAGCACGGCTGCGGAATTGGAATGGCAAAGAAAGATGGCTAATGCCAGTCGTAAGAAGAGGGGCGGGATAGGCGCATTGTTAGGAGGTGCAGCGGGATTTCTGTTAGGCGGTCCTGTTGGTGCGGGGTTAGGAATGTCAGCAGGTAATACTATGGAAACAGGATTTACAGGTGCTGGGCTTGGTTCTTCTATTGGTTCGGCTTTTTAAGGAGAATGATGATATGGCAATAGATTTTAGGAATTACTTGGGACGTAGAGGTCAAAAGCAATGGTATGAAGCAGGCGAAACAGAAGGCCCTATGGAGAATTTAGGGAAGTTAGGTATTGGGGGTATTGCTCCGCCGTCCACTGCCGATACTGTGCCCTCGGCGTTATCGAATATTATAAATATTCAGAACCGAGAAAAGGGTCTCGTTCAGACAAATAATTTTGCTGGATATGTTCCGAGCAGATACCAGGGTATTTCGTATGACCCGACAAAGTTTCCTAAAGGGATACCTTCATTTTCGACTACACTGCCTGAAAATATATCTCCATTTCCACAAAGAGAAGAACCTAAAAGCGTAGAGACATTGTTACAGGGATTGGCGACAGTAGGTGATGTATTGCGTAAATCTCAAGGAGAGGAAAGTAATTTATTAGCACAAACCAGACAGCAATTGGAGGGGACAAGAGAAAAGAGGTATCAAAATGCGATACAGCAATATTATAGGGAAAATCCAGAAGAATATATGAAAATGATGTATCCTATAACACCATTACAGAAAGAGGAACTTGCTCTTAAAAGCCGAGCATTAACCCAGCAAGGAGTGATAAGTCCATATCAGCAGGAGCAGTTAAAGTTAGAGAGAGAAAAGTTTAGAGGTAGCCAAATCCCTAAATCTAATGAATTGTCAAAAATGGCGAGGTTAGAAGGATTGATGAAGGCGTTTGATATGGCTACTAATGATAAGGAAAGGGAAATTCTATGGAATGAAATAAACATAATGCTAATGAATCCGCTAACGGGTGGAGTTAGTAGGGAGGGTAGCCCAATCCCGCCCGCCGATACGGGAATGGAGAGGTCTCGGCGAATAATAGAGAAATATCCATTATCAAAAGTAGAGACAGAATTATTGGCACAAACTGGACAGCCAGCAGTTACGCAAAATGGGGATGATGATATAACTGAAGCATACAATTATTTAACTATAGAACGGGGATATAGTGATGAAGATGCAAGGGAAATTATAAGACAAGAGCAGGGAGTGGGAGGTAGATAATGGATGACACTGCTACTGCTTCTTCTACTTTATTAGAACGTGTTAAGCGTAAGTATCCCGCCTTGCCGTCTCAACCGCCATTAGCTATACCGCAAAAAGCTGATAATTCTTTATTGGAACGAATTAAGAATAAATATCCTATTAGAACACAAGAAGATAAACCGATTGCTGTTCAGCCGATTACACCAGAAACCAAACAACCACAAGAAACGCCTATTCCACGAAGTGAATTATTGGGTGCTTTAGAGGGATTTAGTTCACTACAAAAAGATGAACCAACGATAAGAGAGCAACAAAAAGCTATAAAAACAGAAATAGGCGAAAGGGTTGACAGAGTTAGACCCTTACTAAATTATGCTACGCAATTTGGTCTTGATGTTTCGCCAGATATACAGAGCAAACTTGAGAAATTTTATACAACTGGCAGTGCAGATAATGAGCTTATATCTGGGCTGGAGAACCTCTCCCAAAGTATAGGGGCTAAAGAGGTGGATGAGCTAAAAAAACAGTATATTGCGGAAGGCGGACGTTTTGAACCCGACGAATATGGTAGAGATAAACATTTTGAGAACTGGCAATATATAAGAGACATTGAAAGAAGGGAGACGGATAAGTTACGGTCTCCCTTAAATAAGTTGGTAGGGGATATAAGAAATTATCTTGGTGAAATAAAGCAAGAGCAAATAGAGACGGGGAGTCCATTGAGGGCTGGATTGTCATCTGTATTGGAAAGTGTAGGCGGTATGGCTATTCCCACAGAAGAAGAAATCCCGCTATGGTTAACTGCGGGGAAGGTTATAGGTGGTGCAGGGAGGGTAGCAAAACAGCTTGGTGCATTAGAACCTAAACTTACGGCACAGCAATTATCTGAAACATTAGCAAAGGAGCGATTTTTTAGGGAAGGTGTTGCTGGTCGTCCAATGGCACGAGAAATACCTACGGCAGAATTTAAGCCGATAGAGAAACCTGAAGCTATCCCAATACCTAAAGAGCAGATAATATCTGAAACAAAGCCATTACCAGAACGGATAGCGGAAATAATAAAAGAAATTAAGCCCATTACTGCTCAAGAGGGAATTCCACTACCTAAAGAGGTTACTACGGCGAAAGTTGAGGGACAACCCCCTCCTATTCCTACCGAACCTATCGGAGAGGTTTCTGGGGGATTAAAGGAATTTATAGATAGTAAGGTAAGTCAGCAGTCAGGGTTTTCCCCAAATGCCAATTATTTCAATACTCCAAAGTTACAATCTGTAAAGGGGGTGGCTTGGCGTGGAATGGGACAGAAAGAACTTGATAAGGTTATTTCGGGAGAGATTGTATATAAAGGAGGGGTTGCTGGGAGAGCTAATAGCTTTGCTCCTACTCCTGGGAGTGCTACACAGTATATAACTTCCTCAAAAGGTAAGTTTTTAGTTGAATTTAATAATATAGGAGAAGCGAAAGGTGAAACTATTACAAAGCCAGCCAACGCTAATAACATAGTTTCTGTAAAACGGTGGGATGGGGCTAAATTTACTGATGTAACATCTGAATATTTAACAAAATTGCATAATAGATTAAAGGGTGAAGTGAAGCTCCCTCTTCCTCCCGCTACTAAACTGCCAACTAAACCATCCATAAAGATACCAGAGTTAAAAGGTGAGCCAGTGATAGGTAAAATAGAAGGTAAGGATGTTCTTCGTCCAGAGCCAGAAATGGCTGGCGTGGGGCTGTCAATACAGCCGATTGAAAGTGTAGGTAAAGCGAAAATACCTGTTATAAAAAGTAGTGGGTGGGATAAATTCAGATTTAATACTACAAACAACTTGCACTATTTTGATAAATTACTACCTCGTGATATAAGTAAAAAGATTACAGAAAGGTTCTATACTGCCAAGCAGGTAGCTGGGACTACTGCAATGGAGTTTGAGAAGGGGCTTATTTCTTATGCGGAACTGATGAGAACGGGCAATATTAAACGTATTGGCGGTATGCCGTTTGGACAAATCATAAGGGGGCTTGAAAAAAAGAAGCTATTTGTAAAGACAGATGCCTTTGCAAAGGCAATGACAATGCAGGAACGTAACCCAGAATTGCTGAAGTCGTTAGAGGAACAATTAAAGAAAACGCCAGCGGATGAGAGGTTGTTGCTCAAACAAAAAGCGGTAAGAGAGGAGTTAGCTCGAGCATTAAATACTATAGAAGAAATGAAGGCAAATGGCGAGGCACAACAGATTTTACCATATCTGCGTGAGATTCGCAAAAATGAGAGGGCAATGATACAGGACTTATATGACGCCAAAATAATCAATAAGGATACGTTGGGCAATCTGAATAAGCCCGAATGGTATGTTCCGCTTGAGAGGGTATTTGAGGGGCTTGAAGATGACGTTTCACTAAAATTTGTAGATGAGTTGAAAGGTATAACAGGACAAACGGAGATTGCCAATATATTTACATCTATATCCCGTAAACGTTACATTATAAATAAGCTAATAGAGAATAATACAATGAAGTCGCTTATTGGTGAGGAAGCGGTTAGGCAGGGATGGGCAAGAAGAATTACAGGTAAAATGGAGAGAAAGTCCCAAGAGGCAGAGCAATATCTAATCAGAACTAAAGTAGACGGCACCCCAGTAACTTTTGCTCTAAATCCTAATGATATAGTTGGTAAGGAATTAGCACAAAGTTTAAGGGCATTTACTCCTATTCAGCTTAACGCTGTTCTTAAATTTTCTAATGTTCTTACTAAAGCATTGCAATGGTCTATAACAAGAAATCCTGCATTTTGGGCGGTGCGGAATATAGCAAGGGATGTTCCAATGCAGATGTTTGCATCCAAGACGGGCAGTAATTTGATTTCTCCAGCTGTAACGACGTTTAAGCGTATTATAAAAGACCCTAAAGTAATGAAGTATCTTGATGAGTTTGAGTTATTAGGGATGAAGGGTAGCACATTTTACGATTTTACTTCACGTGAAGAATTAGAAAAAATGGTAGGGGCTCAGTTTAAGAAGCCCGCTAAAGTATATGGGATAAAATCATTAGCTAATTTTTATGAGCAGTTAGTTAAAGAGGGGGAATTATTATCAAGGTTTAATGAGTTTGTTAGGGCAAGAGAGAAGGGCATAAACCCTCTGCGAGCCGCACAAATGGCAAGAGAGGTAACCGTTAATTTTGCAAGAGAGGGTATGATTTCTCGGCAGATAGGAACGTTGATACCATTTTTTGGCGCAGGTGTTCAGGGAGCGTCCAGAGCATATCGCCTTATAGGTGAAAACCCTCGCAAGTTTGCATTACTTACTGCTACATTTATAACTACACCTTCAGTAATTGAATGGTATCTTAATAGGGATAATCCTACGTGGCGTAATAATATAGCCCGCCAAAGATACTATACGATTGATATTGGGGATAGAGTTATACTTATTCCTAAATTGTTTGAGATTGGTGCTATGTTTGGCACAATTCCAACATATATACTTGACTATATTTATGATAGAGACCCTAAAGCTGCGCTCCGTATAGCAGATACGATATTAGGGCAAATTCCAGGCACGCAGGCAAAACTTACTGAAGATATTGGCATTCCTACACCTATACCTGGCTGGAGTGTGCCTCTGATAGAACAACTCGTAAATAAGAAATTATTTACTGGAAGAGAAATAGTTCCTTACGGATTACAGCGAAAACCCGCAGAACGGCAGTATAGGGAATGGACACCAATGTGGGTTAGAGAGTTGGCGGGCAAGGTTGGGATGTCGCCATTGCGATTACAAGCTTTAATAGAAGGCGTAATGCCAGGTATAAGTAGAAGTGTAATGATGGCTACTACGCCTGAAGATATATCTGCGGGGGAACGATTTGGGCGGTTGATGGGCGCTATTTCTCCCAAGCCTAAAGAATATAAATCACCTAAAAGAAGATGACAATATTAACTAATGAACCGATAAGGTT